ATACAAGTACATTTGTTATAGTACTTGAGACCCTTTTGGAAAGTAATATATTACTTTCTAAAAATAAAGGTGAAGAGGTAGACATTCGTCTTACCACTTTAAACATTAATGATTGTTTAATGGAAGTTATTAATTTCCATAACAATTTGGTTAAACATAACAGAATTCCGTTTTGTTTTAACTTTTTCAAAGAGGTCACTAATTATTGTATTCAATTATTAGAGACTCCTAAGTCAGAGCATAAAACTGTTATAACTCCACGTATTTCTACTGGGGTAATAGACAGATGGCCCACAGCATTCCAGCTCATGAGGCCTCTCTTTTTTAATGTTAGAGACAAAAGTAATTTGGGACATGTATGTGACCAAATAATTAGATCTCTCCTGAATGTCCACCGTTTGTGTGAGGATTTTAAAGAAATTTCTTTAGAATCTATTACAAAACCATCTAAACCTATCGATGAAACCTTTTTAAAGGAATTCGAAGGTTTTGTTTCTAAGAAATTTAATTCTTTTGAAATCGTCGGCGACAAATCGTGGAATACCACTTTAAATATCGACCAGACTAAAAATGGTCCAAACGGCAAGCTTTCTTATAAGACTTCTGATATGGAGGCTTTTAAGCTCATTCATACCAGAAAGTTTCACGATCCTTTTAAAAGGTTATGTGAATTAACTGACAATCTGACTTTTTACGATTATGTAAAAGTGAGAGCCGGAGAATACCAGAAGTTATTAAACGATGCATACGTATCGAATAAAACAGATCCTAAACCTTCCTTTGAGAAATTTCTCTTGGAAAAGAAAAAGGATATTTATTTGCGAAAGTTGACTGGTGTTCCTGATTCAGGACACAAGTCTCGTACTATAGCAATCTGTGATTATTGGACACAAACAATTTTAGAACCAACTGAAAAAAATTTAATTCAGGCGACCTTAAAATTGTATCCACACTCTTGTGATTATTATTCTCATTCTAAAGGATTCAATAGAATGTTTGAACGGTTAAAAATTGGTGATAAGTTCTACGATTGTAGTAACTGGACCGATAGATTTCCTGTAGAATTACAAGAGATTGTATATAGAAATATATACAATTCCGACATTGCAAAATGTTGGATGGAATTAGTTGTTAAA